ATGGCGGACACTCAGTTCATGAGCCCCACTCTTCGCTCCGCCATCGACACCGCAGCAGGCGGCCGGCAGCGCGCCGTCATCTACGTCCGCATCAGCCAGGACCGCACCGGCGCCCACCTCGGCGTCGACCGTCAGCGCGAGGACTGCGAAGCCCTGGCCGAGCGGAACGGCTGGGAAGTCGTCGAGGTGTACGTCGACAACGACGTCTCGGCCTACAGCGGCAAGCCGCGCAAGCACTACAGGCAGATGCTCGCCGACCTCGAACTCGGCACCGCCACCATCGTCATCGCCTGGCACACCGACCGCCTCCACCGCTCCCCCACCGAGCTGGAGGAGTACATCAACCTGTGCGACCGGCGCGGCGTGACGACGCAGACCGTGCAGGCCGGATCCCTGGACCTCTCCACGTCCGGCGGGCGGCTCGTGGCCCGCATGCTCGGCAACGTCGCCCGCCACGAATCCGAGCACAAGGGCGAACGCGTCGCCCGCGCCCGCATGCAGAAGGCCAAGGCCGGCCAGTGGACCGGGGGCCTTCGCCCGTTCGGGTGGGGTGTACCCACCGGCGAGACCACGAAGAAGATCGACAAGGCCACCGGCGAGGAAGTCGACGTTCCCGTCCTCGACATGAACAAGCTGGTCCCCGAAGAGGCCGCGGCCCTCGAAGTCGGCACGGACATGATCCTGGCCGGAGGGTCGATCAAGGGCTGGCTGCGGTGGCTCGCCAACAAAGGGCTGACGTCCACCGTCGGGAAGCCCATCACCCACCCGGCGGCGCGCGACATGCTGCTCCGGCCGAGAAACGCGGGCATCGCCGTACACCGGGGCGAAGAGGTCGGCCGCGGCCAGTGGGAGGTCGCGGTGCCCGAGCCGAAGTTCCGGGCGCTCGTCGCGATCCTCACCGACCCGAACCGGGTGACGACCACCGGGTCCGAGGTGAAGTGGCTCGGCTCGCTGATCTACCTGTGCGGCCGGCCCGGGTGCACGTCAACGGTGCGGTGCACGAAAGCGGGCGGGGCCATGGTGCCCAGCTACCGGTGCCAGCTCGGCCACGGCGGCGGCCGGAAGGCGGAAATCCTCGACGCCTACATCCAGGACCTGATCGTCGAACGGCTCTCGAAGCCGGACGCGGTCGACCTGCTGGAACCGGTCCCCGACGGCGTCAACGCGGGAGCCCTCCAGATGGAGAGCGAGGCGATCCGCCGACGGCTGACCGAACTGGCAGCGCTGTTCGGGGCCGGGCAGATCAGCATGGCCCAGTTCACCGTGGGCTCCGACACCGCGCGCGCCCAGCTGGAGGGCGTGACAGCGCAGCTCGCCCGGGCGGCGGTGCGGGATCCGCTCGTCGGCCTGGTCGGCGTGGAGGACGTGGGCGGCGCGTGGGCGGCGTGCGACCTCGCGCGGAAGCGCACGGTGCTGCGGTCACTGCTGGAGGTGACGCTGCGCCCGCCGCGCCCGGGCCGGATGCCGGACGGCGGCTACTTCGATTACGACGCAATCGAGACACGCTGGAAGCGGTAAAAAAATCGCTATGCGCTTGACTCACTCAAAGCGGGTCCCCCTCGCGAAGAAGATCAGGCGGGGTACGAATCCCCGCCAAGGTTTCCAGGTCGGCACGTTGCTGCACAATTCGCCATACTTCTTCAGGCAACGGTGGCGCCAGCCACCCGTTTTCTTCGATTTGTTTCTGGGCTCTGCCTAGCCGCCTAGCAAGAAGCGAAATGACGTCTTCGCCAGCTTCCACCTTGTACTCCATGAACTCAGCGGCCTGCTCCGCTTGCGCAGCTTCCGCTCGTGCAGCTGCTACTTCGGCATGCCGCTTCTCCAGCTCATCCTGTAGGTCAGCGGCCTCTGGAGCGGAGTTCGCGATCTTCTCCTCAAGGTCAAGCACTAGCACTTGCTTAAGTTGCTGCCGACGCTGCACGTCAGTTGCCCGACGTCGGGCCAACAGAGCCTCAGCCCTCTGCTTTTCGCGTTCACGAATTGCTGTACGGAGCTCCGAAACGATCTCCCGATGGCGCCTCAAGGCAACCAGCGGAGAATTCGATCGATGCTTCGGGAAACCGCTCAGCTTCGTGTAGCCACCGAGCCAATCGACCGCGCGAAGTGGACTGACTTCAACGGAGGGCAGAACCTCCACTTCCTGGCTGTAGCCCGCCGGGAACATGAGCGCCGCTGGCGCCACTTCGAGCGCTTCCGCCAGCACGAGCACCTCAGCAACGGTCACCGTAGTCCGGCGGCCGCTCTCAAGGTTCGCCAGCACAGAGCGCTGGATAGGCATGCCGAGCTCCGCGCAGCGGTCGGAGAGTTGCTGAGCACTCAACCGCTGCGCTTGACGGTGCCGACGCACTTCGCTGGCGATCGCCAGCGCGAGGCGCGTAGGCCAGCTCGCATCGCTGGGCTCCTGTGTCATGACGGCAAGACTCCTCTGGTCTCCATGTGTGGACGATCTGACACAGGATGCCCTAGCCCGGATTCTGTGTCACAGGGAGGACGTTCGCACGGTTTCTGTGCTCGCACAAGACAACACAGCTTGACAGCGACTGGACCAAAGCCCAGACTCGAACCACTTCCCCAGGAAGCAACTTCCGCAAGGAGTGTCACGAATAATGACAACAGCCACTGAGCAGCGTTCCTTGACCCGCGCCGAGCTGCTGGAGCTCCCGGCAGTCGTAGGCCTGGAAACGGCGGCGCGCGCTTTCGGCCTGGGTCGCTCGACCGCGTACGCCTTGGCCAAGGCCGGGGAGTTCCCCTGCCAGGTCATCCGGGCGGGCAGGGCCTATCGGGCGATCACGGCGGACCTCCACCGGGTCCTCCACATCACCCCGGAAACCAGCGAAGCCGCCGCAGCGGTAACTGCGACGGCTTCGAGCGAACCGACCAACCAGACCCCGTGAAGAGACGAGAGGGCCGATCCACGATGAGTATCTCAGACGCCGCAGACACCCAACAGCTGAACCTCGGCCAGACGGAACCGGCCGCCGCCCAGTGCCCCGTCTACCCCTGGTGCGCCGACACCGGCAACCACACGATGCACACCACCGCCTACGTCGAGGCACCCACCCCCGACGGGTACGGCGACTGCGTCCTCCCCGCGAACGTCATGGCCGAGGACGGACCCGACGGCGTCGACCTGAGCGTCGGGTTCCTCGACCTGAACCTCACCGCCGACCAGACCCGGGGGCGGGTTGCCGAGCTCCACCGCCACCTCGACGCCGTGGCCGCGCTCGCCGACATTGTCGACGGTCGCGCCCCGCTGGAGCCCGGCACCGAGACGTACTCCGTCTCCGCCGCCGGCGCGACCGGCGACCTCATCAGCTCGGAGATCTACCACCTCGACGGCCCGAAGCACGGCGAGCCCACCGCCCGGCTCGCCGTGTTCGGCCAGCCCGGAGCCGACGCCGACCTCGACGTCGCCGGAGCCGACCGGCTCACGGCCGACCTGGAGGAGTTCCTCCCCCGGCTCCGCGCACAGCGCAACCACCTCGCCGCGATCCTTGGCGCGGGCGACGGGGGTTCGGTCCGTGCTGTGGACGGAACCCCCGGCCACTACCCGTGGTGCAACACCTCGGCGTGCGTCACGCACGAGTACGAGGAGCGCGACGGCGGCGGCAGCTACATCGAGCACGCCGGGCACCAGACCGCCATCACCCTGGCCGACGGCGGATACCCCGAGGACGCAATCACCATCACCGTCGGCCTCGGCCACGACGAGGCCTTCACCAGCGGCACCCAGGCCCAGCTCACCGTCGGCGACCTCAACGCGCTCGCCTTCAACCCGGCCGGTGTCGACAAGCTCATCGGCCAGCTCGACACCCTCACCAGCGCGCTGCGGACGATGCGCGGCCAGATGGACAGCGAGGCCCGCCAGTGACCGACAAGCAGACCACCGGCACGGCCGGGGACACCACCGTCCCCGGCCGCCCGGCCTACGCCACGCACGGCGACGCCGCCTACTGGGCGCGCGTCCGCCGCATCGTCGACGCCGCCCCTCCTCTGTCCGACGAGCAGCGGGCCACGATCCGCGCCGCGCTCGCCCCCGCAGTCACCGCACTCCGCCAGCCCGCCTCGACGAAGGAGAAGGCAGCATGAGCGACCACACCGTCGGCCAGTGGCCCGTCAAGCAGCCCGTCCGCCTCGCCTCCGTCCCGGCCCCGGCCGCCACCGAGCCCGTACCGGTAGCACCGCCCGTCGTCGTTCCGGTCCCCGAGGTGCGGCTCGTCGTCACCGTCGACCTCACCGGCCACTACGACCGGAGCAGCGAGGTGGACGAGGACCTGCGCGAGCAGACCTGCGCCTCCGTCGACTGCCACACCGCGATCGTCCGGCTCGGCGAGGAAGCTCTACGACGCGGGTTCGGTCTCGGCCAGGCGATCGCCTCCCGGTTCTTCCTCTCTGCGAAGCGGATCGAGGTGCACGTCCCGGCTGGCACCCGGTGGGCGTTCGTCGCCAGCGACGTGCAGCAGCACCTCCGCATCATGACCGCGGACCACGAGCGGATGCTCAACTCCCTGCGGACCCCCGGCGGCTGACCCCGAGCGCACCGCCGCCCGGGCCGTACCTGCGGCCCGGGCGGCACGCGCCCCACGAACACCACCGGCCCCGCTCGTAGAAGAGAGCAACGTTCGTGACCAGCACCACCACCCTTCCTCTCTTCGGGAAGGACACCGAGCTCCGGCCGCCGACGGCCCGGCTCGGGATGGCCGCCGCCGCGGCCCGCCTCGTCGCCTACCAGGACACGCACGCCGACAGCGAGCAGCCCCAGGCGCACCTCGTCGTGGACTGCCCGTTCTGCGACCACCAGCACATCCACCCCGCCGGCCCCGCCGCAGCGCCGCGCGTCTGCCCCCGGCGGTCCCGGTGCGTCGGCCGCCCGACCGGCGTCTACTACTTCCCCGAGGTGGCCGCATGGTGAATCGGCCGCCCCTGCTGGACATCCCGAAGGACCTGCTCGGCGCAGCCCTGGCCTACGGCGCCGCAGGCATCCGCGTCTTCCGGGTCCGCCCGGACAAGTCACCGTTCGCCAACTGCCCGCGATGCAGGCCGCCGACCGACCAGCGTCCGAACCCCATGTACATCCAGCACCGCCCCGACGAGTGCCGCTGCTGGGCACGCACCTGCCACGGGTTCCACGCCGCAACGACCGACCCGGAACTCATCCACAGGTGGTGGACAGAGGAGCCCAACGCCAACATCGGCGCCCCGTGCGCCCTGAACGGATGGGCTGCCCTCGACATCGACCCCCGGCACGGCGGGCACCTCTCGCTCTCCGTCCTGGAGCAGCGGGTCGGAGTCCTGCCCGGCACCGTCATGCAGCTCACCGGCGGCGGCGGGCTGCACATCCTCTACCGCACCCCATCCGTACAGCTGCCGGGCACGCTCGGCCCCGGCCTCGACGTCAAGCACAACGGGTACATCCTGCTCGCCCCGTCCGTGCACAGCAGCGGGCGCAAGTACCAGTGGTCCGGGCACGGCAAGTTCCTCCAGCCCGAAGCGGCCTGGCCCGCTGCTCTCACCCCGCAGGCTCGGAGGGCCGCATGACCGCGTCCGAGACGATCCAGCAGGGTGTTGACGCGGCGCTCGCCAAGCTGACCGGCAGCGTCCCGACGCAGACCGGCCGGTCGTTCACGGTGCAGTCCGACCGGCTGGACGGGTACACCCGCAAGGCGTTGCAGGCCGAGTGCGACCTCATCGTCAACGCCCCCGACGGCGACCAGAACAACGCGATCAACCGGGCCGCGTTCAACGTCGGCACTCTCGTCGCAGCCGGGGCGCTCACCGAGGGAGAGGCACGACAGGAACTGCTGTGGGCCGCCAGCGCGGGCAACCACCCGGAAGGGCGGGCGAGGCCGAGCATTGAGTCCGGGCTGCGCAGCGGCATGCAGCACCCGCGCACACCCTGGCCTCCGGTGTCCCGGCTCGCCGGCGCGCCCGCATTCCGGGACCTGGTCGGCGGGCAGGACATCGACTGGAGCGACCTTGCCGACGAGCCCTACGGAGCGGACGAGGTGCCGCTCGACGACGGCGCACCGGCAGACGTTCCGGCGACGGGACCGCCGCGGGTGCCCGGCCGTATCCCAGACGAGTTCTACGCCGCGCGCCCCGAGCTGGCGCACATCCGCCAGGCCGGGCACTCCCGCACCCGCTCAGGAGACGTCGCGCTGCTCACCACCCTCACCCGGCTGTCCGGCATGGTGTCGCACCGGATCCGCGCGGACACCGGCATCGCCGGGTACGCCTCCCTCAACCTCTTCGGCGGGATCATCGGCCCTTCCGGCATCGGGAAGTCCACCGGCATGGAGGTCGCGGACCTCCTGATGCCGGCCCCGACCGATGTCGACTTCATCGACGGGCAGCCCATCGGCTCGGGCGAGGGCCTGGCCGAGATGTTCATCGACACCGTCGAAGAGGAGACCGGCGAGACCCGCAAGGGCAGGGGCGGCACCGAGACGCCGGTAACCCGCAAGGTCCGCAAGCAGGTCCGGCACAACGCGTTCATCTACATCGACGAGGGCGCCACCATCACCCGGCTGATGCAGGAGCGTTCCGGGTCGACGCTGGGCGAGACCCTCCGCAGCGCGGCCGTTGGGCAGACGCTCGGCCAGACCAACGCCAGCAAGGAGACGAGCCGCTACATCCCCAAGGGGTCGTACAGCCTCGGCCTGCTCGTCGGGTTCCAGCCGGAGACCGTCGCGCCACTCTTCGAGGAGGTCGCGGAGGGGACCCCGCAGCGTTTCGTCTGGGTTCAGGTCACCGACCCCTCGATCCCCGACATCGCGCCCGCGTGGCCCGGCGAGCTGACGTCCTGGCGCGAGGCCATCAGCGTCCCGCCCGGGGACGAAGCCAGCCGGTACGTCCTGGTCTCCTTCGACCAGGAGATCAAGGACGAGCTGCGGGCCGCGGACCTGGCGAAGGTGCGGGGCGAGGTGCCCGCCGAGGAGCTCAACCCGCTCGACTCCCACGCACCCCTCATGCGGGTAAAGCTGTCCGCCCTCCTCGCGCTGCTCGCCGGGCGCCGCCACGTCACCGCCGAGGACTGGCGGCTGGCGGCGCTGCTCTGGGAGGCATCGTGCGCGACCCGGGACGCGGTGCTGGAGTACAGCGCCGCCCAGCGTCGCGCCGAACAGGAGAAGCGGACCATGGCCCGCATCGAGGAGGAGGTTCGCGTCGACCACGCGAAGCAGGTGGCCGAGGGCGCCCGGGCGGACCGCACGGTCGAGCGGCTGGCCACCCGCCTCGCGGCCCTGGTGCACGAGCATGGCCCGCAGACCCGCAAGACGGTGCGCTCGCGGACGGCTGGAAGGGACAAGCGGTACCTCGGCGATGCATTCTCCTACGCGCTGCTGCGGGAGTGGGTGGCCGAGGTGGACGGTCGCTTCGTTCCCGGCCCCGTCCCCCCTCCCTGAGGGGGGGGACACGGGGGGGGACATCCCGAGGGGGGGGACATCGTTTGTCCCCCCCTTCCTCCCGGGGAAAGCATCCATTCGGTTCCACATTTCAACTATTGCAAGTGCAAGCATCTCGCTGACCTGCACATACAGAAGATCAAGATCAATTAATGCTGACTCGCATAGCGCGCGAGGGAGGGGGGGACAAACAGTGTCCCCCCTGTCCCCCCCCCCGCTCGATAAGGCCCGACCGAGAAGAGAGATGACCATGGCACGCATCCCCACCCCGTCCGGCTGGATCGCCGTCTACCGGAGCCGCGAGGACAAGCAGCTCAAGCAGCCCGGCCTCACCCTGCCCGTCGACGGATGGTCCGCCGACGGAGACGCCCTCGTCGTCGATAAGCGGCTCGGCGCCCGCATTGTGGCCGCATCACTTCCGAACTTCATCGGCCTGGAGCCGGTGCCCGCGATCGTCGCCGTCCTGCCCGGCCAGGGCTGGCGCCTCGTCGTCGATGACGAAACCTCACACCCGGTCCTGGGCTGGGCCATCGACTCGGCCGGCTTCGGCAGCCCGATCTTCACCGACCCCGAAGGCCTGGCCGAGATCGAGGACGGAGACCTGGGCGGGCACATCGAGCCCCCGGCCGCAGGCGGCGCGAAGTGAACGCCGGTGAGGCTGAGGCCGCCCTCGCTCGCGTCCAGGCCCTGCACCGCGACGACGGCACCGGCTGGTGCCCCGAGGAACCCTTCATCCGCTACCCCTGCGCGACCGCCCGAGCCATCGACGGGACGACCACAGCAGCAACACCGGTTCGCACGCTCCGCGCCGTCCCCGCCTTGGTCGACCGGGCCATCGAGGACGACGTGCGCAAAGGGGGCCAGCCATGACCACCTGCCTGCTGTGCGAGCGGCCCGACGAGACCGGCAGCATGCTCTGTGTCGGCTGCACGAAGGCGACCGAGGTGCGGGTCCAGTCCCTGCCCGCCCTGTACCGGGGCCTGGCCCCATTCCTGGCACCCGCCGGCGGTGTTGCCACGGCCCGGTCCGGGAAGGGCGGGCCTGCCCCGCTGCCGGTCAACGAGGAGATCCTCGACCTGCGCGGCCCCGGCGGCATCGTCGGTATCGCCGAGCGGTGGTTGGCCGACGTCCGGCGGGACCGTGGCCACGCGACGGCCACGCCCTCCGGCGGGATCGAGGGCCGCCTCCAGGCCGCCGTCACCGGCCTGCTCGCGAACATGTCCTGGATCGCCGTGTCGTGGCCGAACGCCGGGTACTTCGCGAAGGACATCCGCGACCTGGTCGACTCGGTCCGCACGATCATCGCCCCGACCCCCGCCGTGGCGAAGGGCCAGCGGGTGGGGACCTGCCCGGCGATCGACCCCTCCGGCGCGATCTGCGGGGCGGTGCTGCACCTGGCACCGGGCGAGAAGGCGATCGTCTGCCCGTGGTGCACCTGCTCGTACCCGCCCTACGTGTGGGCCCAGCTGAAGACGTGGGTCGACGAGGATGCGGCGCGAGGGGCTGGACTATCACACCCCCCTGTGATAGCGTCGGCGACATGAACACGGACCCCTGGCGGGCCAGGTTCAGACGGGAAGACGAGCTGGTGGAACAGCTCCAAGCCCAACTGCTTGAAGCCGCCGAACGGCGCGGTGCCGCACTCGTCGAAGGACTCGCCGAGCTCGGCACCGTCTACGCGGTCGCGAAGGACGTCGGCAAGAGCTACACGGCGACCAGCAACGCGATCAAGAAGTACCGGCCGGAAGGCCGCACAACCGAATAGAAGCGGGGCCGGACGACAGCTCCCCGGGTGGTGGAACACCCAGGGGCGCGCGCGCCGCCCGACCCCTGACGCACCGGAGCGGTTCAGCGCTCCGGCACTTGCCCACGAACGAGATAGGACCTCGTCATGGACGCTCTGAATCGTATTGCACTGCAATACGAAACCGGGAGCGGTGGCACCTTGCCCGCCCGCCGCCTGGTCGCCGTCGGCACCATCAGCCGCCTCGGCGGACGCACCACCTCGGTGCGCGCCACCGAGGCCGGCGTCACCGGCACCATCACCAGCCGCTGCCCCCGGTGCCGCCGCTCTCTTGAGGCCTGCACGTGCACCGGCGGTGCCCGATGACCACGCCTCTCGCCCTCAGCGACGACACGATCCTCCTCCTCGGCCAGTTCGCCGACACCCTCGACCAGCAGCGGCCCGACGCCGAGATGCGCGAGGAGATCCGCCTCGCCCGCGCCCTGGTCTTCGCCGAGCAGCTGCACGGCCCCACCGAGGCCGCGTTCGACGCCGAGCAGGACCTTCTCGCCGCCGCGCCCCGTGTCCGCCACGGGCAGACCCGCGGCGAGTACGCCGCGCTGCTCCGCCTCGTCGCCCGCGGGGTGAGCGCCGGATGAGCGCGACTCCCGCCAAGCTCCCGCCGTGGCACGACCTGCTCGCCGCAGTCACCGAGATGCTCGACGTGCCGCTGCCCGAGAACTACGACGACACGCCCGCGCACCACCAGCTGCTGAAGTCCCGCGTCAACCTGCTGCGCGGCTACCTCGGCGGCATGGTCGACAAGCTCAACGAGCCGGACACCCACGCCGACGGCATCCGCAGGATGAAGGAAAGCGCTCCGGCCACCTACCCGCCGTACCTCTCCGCCCAGGAAGACCCTGCGGAGGCCGGCCGATGAGCACCCCTCGCACCGTCACGGTGACAACCACCGACCAGGGCCCCGTCATCGTCCCCGAGCCGAGTTGGTGCGCCGGCCACGCCGACCAGCCCGTCGACGCGCTCGTCGACCTCGGCCACCGCAGCGCCGAGCACCCCCTCGGCCGCACCAGCGACCCCATCGGTATCGCGCTCGTCTCCCAGTACCCGCACGGCAACGGGCCGCGCGAGACCGGGCTGTTCGTCGAGCAGACCACGCTCGCCGTCACTCTCGGCCCCGACGCCGTGCGCGAGCTGGCCGCCGACTACGAGACCGCTGCCGCGCAGCTCCGGCGCCTCGCCGACTGGGTCCACATCCTCAAGGCCGGTGAGGTCCAGTGACCCGCACCTCGCCCGACAGGGCGCTCGCCGCCGGGGCCACCGTCGTCACCGTGCTCCTCACCGGCGCCGCGTTCTGGCTCTCCTACGAGCACCTCCACGACGTCGCCGACGGCAACGGCCTCGACGCGGCCCGCGCCTGGGTATGGCCCGCCACCGTCGACCTGTTCATCATCGCCGGGGAGCTGCTCATGCTCCGGGCCGCGCTCCGCAACCGGGTCGACGGCTGGGCCATCGCACTCGCCGCGACCGGGTCGCTCGGCTCGATCGCCCTGAACGTCGCCGGGGTCGGGAAGAACGCCGAGGCGATGGAGTACGTCGTCGCCGCCGTCCCGCCGACCGCCGCCCTGGTCGCGTTCGGCGCGCTGATGCGGCAGGTACATGAGGCGCTCGCCACCCCGCGGCCGGCGGATGAGACGGTCACCCTGACAGTCTCATCGCCCGCAGTGCCGGTCACCCGGCCGGTGCCCGAGGTGGTGCCCGCATGGGCCCGACCGCTCCCGATCGTGGCGGCCAAGGTGACCACCCCGGAAGTGCCGCCGGTTCCGTCGGAGCCGCCGACGGTAACCCTCGAACGACTCACCACAGGGTTGGAGAAGGTGGTCACCCGCCCGGTCACCGTCGAGGGCTTCCGCCCCATCGCGTGGCCCGCCGACGCCATCCCCGGTGCCACGGTCGCGGTCCGCAAGATGACCGCCGCCGTACCCGCCGACGAGGGGCGGCAGGTGGTCACCGTCCCGGTCACCGTCACCCCGTCCGAACTGCGAAAACAGGCCCGCGCCCTGAACCGCGAGGTGGTCAGGGACACCGGGCGCCCGGTGACCATCGAGCGGCTCCGCGAGGAGTACGGGCTGTCCCGCCGCGACGCCACCGACCTCCGCCGCCACATCGTCGACAGCAGCCGGTCATGATCACCTACCACGGGCTCGGCTACTACGGCCTCCTCGCCGCCCTCAGCACACTCGCCCTCCTGCGACTGCTGCCCACCGGGTCCCGCGCACACCGCCTGCTCTCCCGCGCGCTCCTCGCCGCACTCCTCATCACCGCCGCCATCGTCGGCCTCTCGTACTGAAGGACCACACCGTGAAGACCAGCCTGCTCGCCGCCATCGACACCGCCGCCCAGCACACCACCACCGCAGCAGCCCCCACCGCCGTCAACGGCGGATCCGTCCCCATCAGCGTCCTGCTCATCATCGGCCTCTCCGGCGTGGCCTGGTGGATGTTCAAGCACGGCGACAAGAACAAGAAGCTCCACGTACCGCCCGCCATCGTCTGCATCGGCCTCGGCCTGGCCATGTCCGGCACCCAGATCGGCACCATGATCAGCCAACTCTTCGCCTCCATCGCCCAGATGGTCGCCACCTTCGCCAGCAACGCCTGACGATGGACACCGCCGAGTCCGAGGCCGACACCCTCGAACTGCCGCCCGTCCCCGAGTTCGGGAACGGGCGGCCCCGGTGGGCAGCCCAGCGCATCCACCCCCGGCGCCTCGCCCGCGGCCACCTCACCCAGTGGGCCCGCCTCAAGGCCTGGGCCATCGCCGCCGACCACCCCGCCCGCGGCAAGACCGTCACCGCCCGCGCGGCCGGCCTCGGCTTCGCCGCCCTCATGGCGTGGCGGGCCGCGAACGACGAGCCCCGCCTCCTCGCCGTCGCCGCCGGGGCCTACGCGGTCACCGCCTGGCGGGCCGGCCGCCCGGTCCCGCCCACCGAGGAAGACCTCAAGCGGCGCGTCGTCGAAGGCGTCGCCCACCTCATCGGAGACCAGCCCGCCATCTTCCTCGCCGACGTCTACACCGCCTTCCAGACCCGGCCCGCCGCACACCACCTCGACGACACCCGGCTCCGCGCCGTCCTCGTCCACTGCGGGATCACCATCCACCGCAGCGTCCGTGTCAGCTCCACCCAGACCGGGCGCAGCGGCATCAAGCGCACCGACATCGAGACCCTCCTCTCCCCCACCCCGCCCTCAACCCCTTCTGAGGACGTAGACGCAGGTCAGCCGGATCGAGAAGGGGCTGTAGAGCAGCCAGAAGAGGGCGTAGAGCAGCCCGTAGACCGCGTCTGACGCCTGCCCGAACCGCCCGCGTGAGAGGGGCGGCGAGGGGAGCCGGACAGCCCGGCTTCAACACCCACGGAGGCACCCATGGCACTCACCCACTACAAGTTCACCGCCACCGGCACCAACCCCAACGGCGAGCCCGTCGAAGGCGGCGGCCAGGTCGACGCCGAGACCCCCCGCGAAGCCGAAGCGATGATCGTCGGCCTCCTCGCCGGCCGGGGATGGACGTCCACCGGCATCGACATCGAACTGTTCCTCACCCCGGGCTGCACCCAGTAACACCCGCGGGGCGGCCGTTCGCCTGGCAGTGAGCCGGCCGCCCCCGGGCCCCATCCCCAACCACGAGACAGGACCACGATCATGGCACTCCTCCACCGGCTCGCCACCGCACTCGGCACCGACGTCTACTGCACGGTCTGCGGCTGGTGGTACCCGCCGCACGCGCATTGACCCACCGCAACTCCGGCGGTGAACAGGTACGTTGGGGTCCATGACTCAGTACCTCGTTGCCATCCCCATCGAGCGCGGCTCGCTCACCAGCGAACAGACAAGCGCCCTCGGTGAGCACCTCGCGGAGTCGGACCCTCGCGGAGAAGGCGGCCACCAGGCGTGGACACCGAGCCACACCACCGGGTGGGACACCATCAAGCTCGTCGTCGACGAGACGTCCGCCGAAGGCGCGAAGACCAAGGGGATCAAGATCCTTCGCTCCGCCTTGGTCGGCCTCCACCAGAACGTCGAGAACACGCGAGTCGATCAGCAAGGCGTCACGGCCGCTCCCTGGCCGAGCTGACACGACCACGCCGACCGGGCCCCGGCCGTCACCACGACGACCGGGACCCGAGAGCAGTACAACCGCTCCTACGTACCTGACTTGAGGTCACGCTTTGCCTTGCGCTGGCCCCTCAGCGACCGCCAGCGCGCCCCCCACCACGCCGGCCTCCACACCTGCCACCACTGCGGCAGATACCAAAGATCCTCCCTAGCCGCCTTAACGAAAGCAGCCTGCGCATCGAGGTAGGCCTTCCGAGCGCCAGCGTTCTTCTTGTGGTCTGCGCTGTACTTCAAATCCAGACCGATAGCAGCGTTGAAGAGATCTACAGCTGCTGCAACCGGTTTGGCATTTCCCACCAAGGCGAGCTCGGCGAACGCCTCCTCCATCTCCCGCAGCCCCACCAACGCCCGCCGTGCGGCAAAGTAGCCACCGATCCAGAGCGTGGTCACCCTGTACCAGCGAAAACTCCGTGCCACATCGTCCGCGGCGTCGAACACCCTGAAGGCACACAACTGGAAGTGGCCATAGACAATGCGTCGCTCCTCCCGCCCGCCCAGCCTGATGCGGCCGTCACGCTGGAGGGCCCTTACCGCCAACGTTCCGGCAGCACGCCCCGCCGCAGACGTCAAAGCACTCATCGGTTCCATGCCTTATCCGACCCTGAAACTGCTCCTGGGGCGTAGCAGTGGGCCGCCCTGATACAGAACCGAGACGACGGATGCACCGTGCGTCACACTGGCCTCATGGAGTACCAGCTGCCGCCCATCGGCACCCTCACCACCCGCCTCGCCGCCATGTCCGCCGGCGTCGCCCCCGCCACCATCCGCGACTGGGTACGCCGCGGACTCCTCACCCGCTGCGGCGGCACCCCCAAGCGCCCCCTCTACCGCGTCGCCGACGTCGAGACAGCCCGCAAGGCGGCCAAGCCCACCCGCAACAACCAGCGCACCGTCAAGGCCGCTTGACCTGCGGCCTTTCATGCGCCACGATTTGGGCACCACACGCATGCCCACAAGCCCCCGCAGCGGCCCCACGGCCTCGGGGGCTTCGTCGTACCCGAGGGAGGCATCGTGGCCCTGCCCAACGGCGTCCCCACCATCACCGTCCGAGACACCCGCACCCACCCCGACGGGGCCGGCCACCGCGGACGCTTCACCCTCGCCCCCGCGCCCGCCACCGTGACACTCGCTGAACACGGCCAGATCATCATGGGCGCGGCCACCGCGTTCTGGGACGACGAGACCGGCGACGCCTCCGTTACCGTCCTCGTGGCCGACGCCCCCAGCATGAACCCACAGGGCTGGACCTACACCCTCACCGAGCACCCCTACGACGGGCCCGAACGCAGCTACCCCGTGCTCCTCACCCAGGACCTCGGCCCCACCGTCGACATCGCCGACCTCGCCCCCACCGAGCCCTACACCGGCGTCTACGTCCTCGTACCCGGCCCCACCGGGGCAACAGGCGCCACCGGCCCGAAGGGCGACACCGGAGCGCAAGGCCCCGCAGGCGCACCGCCCACCGGCGACCAGCCCGGCGTCACCCGCACCGTCGACAAGCCCACCGACGAGCCGGTCACCGCGTCCACCGTCCTCCAGGACGACGACCACCTGACTCTGCCCGTCACCGCAGGCGCCCGATACAGCATCGACGCATGCCTCATCGCCACCGGCGACCCAGGCGGCGACCTGCTCCTGACCCTGTCCGCACCGCCGGGCTCCACCGGCCACTGGACCCCCGGAGCCATCACCCTCGGCGTGTCCGACGGCACCGGCTCAATCCGGCTCACCCGATACGACCTCGGCCAGTCCATCGGCGTCGGCATCACCGCAGCCGGGCTCATCGTCGCCCCGCTCGGCACCGTCACCGCCGGAGCCGACGGAACCCTGACCCTTCAGTGGGCGCAGGCCGTCAGCTCCCCAACCCCCACCGTCCTCCGCGCCGGCAGCTGGCTGCGGGCCACCCGCACCAGCTAACGGTCACGCCGCCACGGGCGATCCACACCACCCGGCCGCAACGTCACCTCCGGCTCCACCCCCGACCGGCGCTGACGGGCAGTCGCCGCGACCGCCCCCACGATCAGACACCCAGCCGGAACCAGCAGCCACAACACGTGAGTCCACACCGCGACCAGCACCAGCAGCACACCCGCTGCCGCCACACCCACCGCACCATCCGAACGATCCGCCACCGCAACCCCCTCCAGTCCGAGGGCAACACGGTACGGCGAAGGAGGTGCACCCCGTGGCGAGACGCCGAGCACTGACCGTCTGCTCCGTCCCCGGCTGCCCCCAGCTCACCCCCACCGGCCGATGCCCCACCCACCGTGCCGAAGCCGACCGAGCACGCGGCACCGCACGACAACGCGGCTACGGCGGCGAGCACGAACGTCGCTTCCGGCCAGGCGTCCTCGCGCGCGACCCGCACTGCCGGTGCACCGACCCAGGCCACAGCCACCCAACACCGTGCGGCCAGCCATCTGTTCACGCCGACCACTGGCCACTCAGCCGACGCGAGCTCATCGCACACGGCCTCGACCCAGACGATCCACAACACGGGCGCGGCCTGTGCCATCCATGCCACAGCAGCGAGACCGCACGGCACCAGCCAGGAGGATGGAACCAGTGACCAGCACCACCATCACGACCATCACCGCCGGCGACATCGCCGAGCACCGCGAGCAGCTGTGCCAGTGGGCGGAGGCCAACGGGCTCAACCCGACGGACATCGCCTCCGCGCCCGGGGTCACCATCGAGCAGACCGGCAAGCGCACCGTCATCGTCTGGCGGCAGTTCCAGCGCGACGACCAGGGGCGCATCATGACCGACCCGGCCGACCCCACCACCGCCTGGACCGTGCGCAAGGCCAGCCGGCTCACCAGCCCCCTGGCCGCCCACGGGCTCGGCGAAACCCAGTTCGGGACCGAAGATCATCACCCTGGTGACGAAAACCCCGGGGGGAGACCCCGATCTTGAAAAAGATCAGGACCGCCGGGGAGGCAACTCGCTGTGAGTACGGGTCTGGGGACCCCCTCACCGGCCCTCGGAGTGACCCGCTGTGACTGCTGCTCGTGCCGCGACGGCCGGGCTGGACGCGCCGCGACGGCGCGAAGGAGGACCCCATGGCAGGTGTCGGCCCCACGCCGTCCCCGAACCGCCGGCGGAAGAACTCGGACCCGGTCGCGGCGACCGTTCTGCCCGCTGACGGCTTCACCGGCCCGTCCCCGGACCTTCCGGGCGGCCACGACTACAACTCCCGGACCCTGGCCTGGTACGAGACCTGGAGGAGCAGCCCGCAGGCGGCAACGTTCCTGGCCACCGACTGGCAGCGGCTGCACATGCTGGCCGAGCTGGTCGAGAAGTATTTCAAGGAGCCGTCGAAGGAACTCCTCTCCGAAATCCGGCTGAACGAGGCGGCGATCGGGGCTCTGTCGGCGGACCGTATGCGGCTGCGCTGGTCTCTGGGCAACGCGGAGGTCGGCAAGGGCTCGGAGCGCGCCGCAGAGCGATCAGCGGCCCGGCAGGGCAAGGACGACCCGCGCAAGCGGCTCCGGGCGGTCGGTGACGAATGAGGACGCCGGGGCCGCGCCGTTCTCTCGGCTACGCCCTTGCGGACTGGATCGAGTTCTACCTGCCTCACGGCCCCGGTGACGTCCAGGGCCAGGAGATCGAGCTCGACGAGGAGATGCTCCGTTTCCTCGCCTGCGTCTACGCGATCGATGGCAAGGGGCGGCGCCGGTTCGACGAGGCGATGCTGTCCCGGGCGAAGGGCCGGGCCAAGAGCGAGGTAGCCGGGATGGTCGTCGTGGCCGAGGCGCTCGCCCCGGTCCGGTTCGACCACTGGGCGCAGGCCGGGGAGGTCTCGGACTGGGGGTACGAGTACGAGGTCGGGGAGCCGGTCGGCCGGCCGGTGACGTACCCGTTCATCCGGTGCCTGGCGACGGAGGAGACGCAGGCGGGCAACACCTACGCCAACGTCACCTACATGCTCAGCCACTCCGAGCGGCTGGCCGAGGACTACCCCGGGGTCGACATCGGGAACGACTGGCAGAGCTCGACGCGGGTGTTCCTGCCGGACGGTGGGGAGATCCGCCCCTCGACGGCCAGTTCGGCGGCGAAGGACGGCGGCAAGGAGTCGTTCTCCGTCGCGGACGAGACGCACCTGTACGTGCTGCCGGAGCTGCGGGACATGTACGAGACGGTCGAGCGGAACACGATGAAGCGGAAGGCCGCAGAGCCGTGGTTCCTCCAGACGTCGACGATGTACGCGATCGGTGAGGACTCGATCGCCGAGCGGACGCACAGGAACTTCAAGGCGAAGAAGGCCCCGCGCCTGTACTTCGACCACAGGGCGGCTCCGGCAACGCTGCTGGAGGACGCGGCCTACGAGGACCCGGGAGAGCTGAAGCGCGGCCTCATGCAGGCGTATGGCCCGTTCGCGGCGCACATGGACCTGGACCGCATGGTCACGCTGGCGCACAAGCCGACGCAGGACCGGGCGAAGTTCCGCCGGTACTTCCTCAACCTGCCCGTCTCCCTGTCGGAGACGTGGCTGTCGAAGCACCTGTGGGAGCGGTGCGCGCTGCCGCAGGAGGTTGCCCCGGGCGAGCGGATCACGGTCGGGTTCGACGGGTCCGACCATGACGACTGCACAGCGATCACCGCGTGCAGGCTCAGCGACGGGTACGTGTTCACGCCGCGGTTCCCGGACGGTCGTCCGATGATCTGGACGAAGTGGGACGACGGCGACCCGGACTCGTGGCGGGTGCCACGGCAGGAGGTCCGGACCGGCATGTCCCACGTGTTCGCCACGTACACGGTCGAGCGGGCCTACGGAGACCCGCCGGACTGGCGCGACGAGTGCGACGACTGGGCGGCCGAGTTCGGCGAGGAACGGTTCCTCATCTTCGAGACCCGGGTCGCGACTCGCATGTGCCCGGCCCTGGATCGGCTCAAGACGAGCGTCCTGGCCGGCGAGATCACCCACGACGGCAACGCCACCATGGCCGAGCACGTGGGCAACGCGAAGCCCGAGCGCAGGCCGAGCGGTATCGCGATCACGAAGCCGTCTCACGACCGGAAGATCGATAGCGCCGTCACGGCGGCCCTCGCCGTGGAGGCCCGCGCGGATGCCCTCAAGCTGGCCGCCGCCACCGTCTCCAGCTCCTTCTCCGCCTACTGACCCAAAGGGGGTGCCTATGCCTGTGACCGCGCAGGAAGCCCTCCGGATCACGAAGGTTCTGGAGGCCGAGCTGGACAAGCGCCAGGCCAAGATCAAGGTATGGAACGACTTCTACGTCGGGAAGCACAACCTGGAGTGGGCGAGCGACCGGTTCCGGCAGGCGTTCGGCGGCCTGTTCGCCGACTTCTCCGACAACTGGTGCGAAGTCGTCTGCTCGGCTCCGGCTGAGCGCCTGGTGCCCGTCGGGTTCCGTTTCGGTACCGGGGACGACGACGACCCGGCTGGGGCCGACAAGGACGCCCAACGCATCTGGCAGGCCTCCAGCATGGACGCCTGGGCGCGGGTCGCGCACACCGAGGCCATGGTGAAGTCGAGGGCGTTTGTTCTCGTGTGGGTGGAAGACCCGGAGGCGGTCGACGCCGAGCCGGAGATCACCGTCGAGGACGCCACGCAGTGCATCGTGTCCTACGAGCCCGGCAGCCGGCGGCGCCGTAAGGCGGGCCTGAAGCGCTGGGACGGCGAGGACGGCTACACCTACGCGACGCTGTATCTGCCTGACGAGATCTGGAAGTGGCGCCGCTCCTCCAGCATCTCCGGGCTGGTGCTGCCCGAGGCCCTGACAGCTGGCTGGGAGCTGCGAGGAGACGACCCGGAGCAGATCCGCATCCCTAATCCGCTCGGCCGGGTGCCGATGGTCGAGCTCCGCAACCGTCCCCGCCTGATCGACGACCCGTCGCCCGAGCATGCCACCGTGATGCCGCTCCAGGGCGCGGCCAACAAGCTCATCATCGACATGCTGACCGCGTCCGAAGGCGGCGCCTTCCCGGCCCGCTGGGGTGCAGGGATCGATCTGCCGAAGGATCCGCTGACCGGGCAAGAGATCGACGACCCGGAGCTGTGGAAGCTGTCGGTCAGCAAGATGCTTCGCGCGTCCAACCCGCAGGCGAAGTTCGGCAACTTCGAGGCGGCCGACCTGCGGAACTTCGTTGCCGGTATCACGATGATCGTCGAACACATCAGCGCCCTGTCCCGCACCCCGCCCACGTACTTCATGGGCAAGGTCGAGAACGTCGCGGCCGACGCCCTGACCGCCTCAGAGGCTGGCCTGACCTCGAAGTGCGGCGAGAAGACCACGTTCCTCGGCGAGGACTGGGAAGAGGTCATGCGCCTCGCGTTCCTCGTCAAGGGGGACGAGCGCGGCAACAACCCGCTGGCAGAGACCATCTGGCGGGACGTCGCCTACCGCACCGAGGCGCAGCACATCGACGCCGTCCTGAAGAAGAAGGCGCTCGGCGTGCCGTGGCGTCAGCTGATGGAGGACATCGGGTACACGCCGACGCAGATCGACCGTATGGAGTCGATGCTGGAGCAGGACGCCAACCGGGCGGCCCGCGCGCTGGCCTTCGGCGGCATGGGCGGCGAACAGCCCGACGGGCCGCCGGTCGACGTGCCGGAGGCTGAGGAGGTGCCCGTCTGATGCCCGGGCCGACCCAGGCCGCCGCCGCGCGGGCCCGACGGCAGGAGCTCCTCGCGCTCCAGGCGGTCACGGCGGTCGATGAGCTGTGGCGGTACGTGAGCCCGCGGCGGATCACGGCGACGTGGCGCGTGGTCGCGGACCGGGTGCTGGCCGTGCTGGTCGCCGCCCAGGCCGCGGCGGCGCAGGGCGCGCAGGAGTACGTGGCGGCGTCCCTGGAGGAGCAGGGTGGCGGGTCCGACCCGGAGGGTCGGGTGAACCCGTCGGCGTTCGCCGGGTTCGCGGCCGACGGCCGGGCCCTGTCGTCGCTGCTCGACCTGCCGCGCATCACCGCACTCACCGGGATCGCCTCGGGGATGCCGCCCGGGGCGGCGTTGCAGTCGGGCCGTTCGCAGCTGCTGCGGATCGCCTCGTCGGAGGTCGCGGACGCGGGACGCTCGGCGTCCGGGGTGGCCATCGCCACGAACCGCAGGGCGACCGGGTACGTGCGGGTCATCGCCGGGGGCGCCTGCTCCCGGTGCGTGATCCTCGCAGGGCAGGTCTACGGGTCCGCCATCGCGTTCCGCCGGCACCCGCACTGCCACTGCGTTCACCAGCCGACCACCCGCGGCAGCCGGTCCCCGACCGTGACCCCGCGCTCCTACTTCAACAGCCTCTCGGCCGCTGACCAGGACCGCACGTTCGGTGCGGCCGGGGCGCGGGCGATCCGGGACGGCGGCGACATCTTCGCCATCGTCAACGCCCGCCGCGGCACGTACACGGCGACCGCCTACGGGCGCCGGGTGCGGGCCACCTCGGAGGGCACCACCCGGCGCGGGGCGTTCTACCAGGCCGAGCGGCGGCGCGCGGTCGCGTCCGGGCAGGCCACCCGCGAGACCTTTCGGCTCCGCACGCCCCGGCTGCTGCCGGAGGAAATCTACGAGCTGGCCGAGGACCACGCCGAGGTCCTGGCGATGCTCCGGCGCTTCGGCTACCTGCGATAACCCCATGGGCGGCGCGATGCTGCCCCTCACCCTGTTTGGAGAGCGCGATGCTCAACACCCGTGCCCGCACCCTGGCCGCCGTCCTCGACGGCGGAGGCTGGGCACACCCCTACGCCAGCCCGTTCGTCCTGTACGCCGACGGCGGCGGGGACGGCGGGGACGGTGCAGGCCGTACCGCTGACGACGGCGGGAACGCCGACGGCGGCGGGGACCAGGGCGACGACGGTGACGGAGACCAGGACGGCGACCGCGACGGCGACGACCAGGACGACGACGCCAGCAAGGATCTCGGCGACGCGGGGAAGAAGGCGCTGCGGGAGCTGCGCCGGGAGAACCGCACCCTCAAGGCGCAGCTGCGCCAGCAGGGCAACCGTGACGCGGCGAAGAAGCCGGCCGCGACGGACGACGGCCAGGGCGACGGCGACCCGGAGGCGATCCGGGAGCGCGCCCGTGAGGAGGCCCGCGCCGAGGTGTGGGGCGAGCGGGTCGAGGCTGCGGCGGTCGCCGCTGCGGCCGGGCGCCTCGCGAACCCGCAGCTGGCCGCTCGGCTGCTGGACCTCTCCGACATCGGAGAGAACGACAAGGGACGGCCCGACCGGGACGCGATCAGCGAGCTGATCGATGACCTGCTGGAGGACGAGCCCTACCTGGCAGCGCCCGCGAAGGGCGACGGCCGGCGGTTTCAGGGCGGTGCCGACGGCGGCGCCCGCAAGACCCCCAAGAAGACCGCGGCCAACCTCGGCGAGGCGGTCGCTAACCGTCTGGCCGGGAAGACCGGCTGAACCCATCAGGAGTAGACCATGCCCGTCACGCTCGCTCAGGCGAAGCTGAACGCGACCGACGACATCGACGTCCAGGTCATCGACGAGTTCGCCAAGAACAACTTCCTCCTCTCCACCCTGACCTTCGACGACGTCGTCAACCAGGCCGGGGCGGGGGCCACCCTGACCTACGGGTACACCCGGCTGATCACGCAGGCGGACGCCGCTTTCCGTGCGATCAACTCCGAGTACACCCCGGCCGAGGTCACCAAGCAGCGCTACACCGTCGACCTGAAGCCCCTGGGTGGGTCCTTCCAGATCGACCGTGTGCTGAACCGGGTGGCCGCCGCGGCGGAGACCACGCTCCAGATGCAGCAGAAGATCAAGGCGACGAACGCGAAGTTCAACGACGCCGTGATCAACGGGGACACCGCGGTCGACGCGAACGGCTTCGACGGGCTCTCCAAGAGCCTCACGAGCTCCTCCACCGAGTACGGGGCGGCGATCTCCACCGACTGGCGCGGCGTCACTCTCGGGTCCGACTCGGGCAAGGCCAACGACGCGCTGGATGCCCTGGACGCCTGGCTGGCGATGCTGGACGGCACCCCGGACGCGATCCTCGGCAACATCGACGCCATCGCCCGTATCCGGTCCCTGGCCCGCCGCGCCGGCTACTACGACCGGGCCGCGTCCGCGTTCGGCCAGCAGATCGAGTCCTACCGGGGTATCGCCCTGGTCGACCTCGGCGCGAAGGCCGGCAGCAACAACCTCGTCATCCCCACCACCTCCAAGACGGTGGCGACCGTGGCGGGCAACTACACCGACATCTACGCGGTGCGGTTCGGCCTGGACGGGTTCCACGGCATCTCGATGGCCGGGGCCCCGCTCGTGCAGACGTGGCTGCCGGACTTCTCCACCGCCGGTGCGGTCAAGACGGGTGAGGTCGAGCTCGGCCCGGCCGCCGTCGTCCTGAAGGCGACCAAGAGCGCCGCCGTGTTCCGCAACATCCTCGTTCGCTGATCGGAGACCCTCATGGCACGCATCACCACCCCGGTGCCCGGCTACAGCGGCCAGGGCCCCGGGGGCCTCATGTTCCAGGACGGTGTCGGCGAGTCCGACGACCCGGCGGTCATCGCGTACTGCCAGGGCGCCGGGTACGGCATCGACGGCGAGCCCCCGAAGCGCGCGGTGCCGGAGCCGCCGGACCCGCGCGAGGTGACGACCACCGTGGTCGGCGCCCGGGTGCGGGACGCCGCGGTGGACCCCCGGCCGGAGGACTTCCGGCCGCCGGTGAACGCCGGGGAGGCCAACCCGCACGGCCCCGAGGTGTACGCCCCGGGCCTGCCCGGCGGCGGCCTCCAGCCCACCGCCCCGCCCCTCACCCCGGACGAGAAGCCGCAGACGCAGGAGACGACGGGGCGCCCGCCGCAGTCCGAGCCGGTCGCAGCGTGGCGGGAGTACGCCGTCTCTGTCGCCACCAGCGACGAGGAGCGGGCCGAGGCCGAGAAGCTCACGAAGGCGGAGCTGATCAAGAAGTACGGGGGCTGACATGGTGCTGGGGCCGTTCGCGAGTGCCGCTGACCTGCGGGCGCAGCTGGGGCGGGACCTCACCGCCGACGAGCTGCCCCACGTCGACCGCCTGCTCGCGGGGGCCTCGCACCTCATCCGCATGACCGCCGGGTACCAGCAGATCAGCCGCGTCGACACCGACCCGGTGACCCTGCGCGGGTCCGGAACCGTGGTCCTGCGCCTCCCGCAGCGCCCCGTCCGGGACGTGACCGCCGTCGCCGGGCTTACCGCCGCGGCGTGGCGGTGGGACGGCGGGGAGCTCCTCACCCGGGTCGACGGGTACTGCTGGGACGGGCCGGTCACCGTCACCTACTCGCACGGCCACGACCCCGAGGACGTCGCCTACCAGGTGGCCGCCCTCATCGCGTGCGACGCGGTGAAACGGATCCTGGTCAACCCGGAGATGATCCGGCAACGGTCCATCGACGACTACTCCGAGACCCTCGCGGACGCCCGGGTCTCCCTGATGCCCGGCGAGCAGGCCACCATCCGCCAGGCGTTCGGAGTCCGGGACTGGGGGGTCTCGTGAGGGGCCTGGCCGCGTTCCTGGCCCGGGGCCGGCAGGCCCACCAGGACCTGATGGGCGAGAGCCTGCGCCTCTACCGGCAGAGCCCGGACGTGTTCGACCGGGACACCGGCACGACGGTGCCCGGCCCGCAGACGACGCTGTACGGGCCCGGACCGGGCAGGGTGAAGCCCGTCGCCCAGGCCACCGGCACCGAGGAGCAGGCCGGGGAGCGGGAGGTCCTGCTGCGGGACTACGAGGTGGCCCTGCCCTGGTCCGCCGAACTCCCGCCCGGGGTCCGGGTCCTGGCGGGCGACCGCTTCGAGGTCCTGGCCTCACAGGACCCGCGGATGCCGGGCCTCATCCTGTGGGTGACCGCGGCCCAGTACAGCGGCACCGCGACCGCGTGGCGGATCAGCGCCGAGGACCGCTCGTGACCGGCCGCAACCCCTTCGACATGGGGGACGTGCGCCGCCTGGAACGCCACCTCGCCCGGGCCATCCCACGGGCCCGGCAGGACACCCGGGCGGTCATGCTGCGCGGCGCGGTCAACGTGAAGAAGGGGTGGCAGGCCAACGCCCGCTCGTCCGCGCCTGTGCACGCCCCCGCGTACCCGAACTCCATCGGCTTCGACCTGCTGATGTTCGGCCCCGACCAGCTGCTCGCCATCATCGGCCCGGACAAGGGCAAGACCCAGGGGGCGCTCGGCAACATCCTGGAGTACGGGTCGGTGAAGAACCCGCCGCACTGGGACGGCCACCGGGCGCTCTACGACGAGCTGCCCGCCCTGGAGGCGCAGCTGGCGCTGATCACGGCGCGCGGCATGGCATGGGGGGTGTGATGACGACACCGGCTGTCCTGCCGCACGTGGACGCCGTCCAGGCGGCCCTGGCCGGGGCCGGGCTGACCGTGTACCTCGGCGGCACCCCCACCAGCGCGGGCTGGTCTCCGCCGGGCCAGTTCGCGGTCCTCTACCCCGACCCCGGCACGGCCAGCAGGGCATCGCTGGCCGGGGAGCGCACCGACTTCAGCCACATGATGCAGGTGACCTGCGTCGGGGCGACCGTCGAGCGGACCCTGTGGGTCGCCGACAAGGTCCGCGGGGCCCTCGCCGGGCCGCTGACCATCGCGGGCCGGAAGGCGTGGCTGCCCCAGGACCTGGGCGGCCCGCCAGTGCAGCGCGACGACGACGTCACCCCGCCCCTGTTCTTCGTCCCGGTTCAGTACCTCATCCAGTCCATCCCCTCCTGATCGGAGACCCCCTCATGGCGATCCTCGCCACCCAGACCATCGCCCTGGCCGGGCTGGACCCGGCCTACACCGCGGCTGCTGGAGGCGGTGACAAGTGCGAGGTCGGCGACCGCGTGTTCCTGCACGTCAAGAACGGCGCCGCCTCCCCGATCACCGTCACGCTCACCTCGACCGCGGCGGTACGGGGCCAGGCCGCGGCCAACGTCACGGTGACGATCGCCGCGAGCGACGACCGGATGATCGGCCCGCTCCCGCCCGACCTCCTCGCCAACGCCACCGACGGCCTCTGCGCCATCGGGTACAGCGCGGTGACCACGGTGATCGTGGCCGCCTTCCGTCTCTGACCACCCCGTTCACCTTGACCCCGAGCCGCCTGGCCCGGGGTTTTCTCGTGCCCTGGAGGGCCCCATGGCTGACCTGATCTCTGACGGCAAGACCCGCGTGGTGTGGATGGCCACCTGCGCGAACATCAACGCCCCGACCGTGGCCGAGCTGAACGCGGGCGCGGACTACACCAAGCGCATCACCCCGGACGGGCTGAAGCTGGACCCGACCACGGCGGACGTCGACACCTCCTCGCTCGCCTCGAAGTTCGACACGAAGACCGCCGGCCGGGTCGGGTTCGACGCCGAGGTCACCTTCAAGCGGGGCGACAACCCGACCGACGACGCCCCGTACACGACCCTGAAGTACGGCGTGTCCGGGTTCCTGGCGGTGCGGCGTGGCGTCGACTTCACCACGGCGTGGACGGCTGGCCAGAAGGCCGAGGTGTACCCGATCACCTGCGGTGAGCCCGCGAACAACTCCCCGGCCGCGAACGAGGTCATGAAGTTCACCTCGCCGATGAAGGTCACCGACTCCCCGGCGACCGCCGCGACGGTGGCCTGATGCCCGACATCAAGGCCCTGCTCGCCAAGGCCAAGCCGCGCGAGGGCAGTACGACGATCCTCCTCGACGGGCAGGTCGCCGGGGAGATCGAGCGGCTGGAGGCCGAGCTGCTTCAGGTGTCGGAGGACTGGCAGCCGTCCGACCTGACCGAGCAGCACCCGGGCCGGAAGATCAGCGAGCGCATCGCGAAGCTCCGGAAGCAGGCGAAGGCGTCCGAGGCTGTGTTCCGGTTCCGGTACATCGGCGACGAGGCGTACTCCAGCCTGCTGGCCGCCCACCCGTCGAAGGACCCCAACGAGGGATTCGACTCGGTGTCCTTCCCCCGGGCGCTCATCGCCGCGTCCTGCGTCGACCCGGTGATGAGCGAGGACGACGTGAAGGCCCTGTTCGAGGTCGTCACCCAGGGGCAGATCAAGGCCTTGTTCGACACCGCGTGGGACGTCCACAACAGCTCCGGTCTCGTCCCTTTTTCGTTGGCCGCCTCCGCTCTGCTGGGGGCGCTCGGTGGCGGCGAGAAGTAGAGACCGCACGGGACTGGGGCGTTCCGCGCTCGGTCTTCCTCGGCCGTGTGGTGGCTCCCGGGGAGCCGCTGTTCACCGAGGAGGACCGGGCGTGGGCCGAGGCCCTGAAGGTCGTCGAGGCGGACACCTGCCCCGGCTGCGGAGAGCAGTGGTCGGAGTCCTCCGCCCCCGAGAACGAATTCGAGTACACCGCCAGCCTGGTCATCTGCCACGCCTGTGGCATCGCAGCGAAGACCATCAAGGCCCACCAGGACAACAAGGGCACGGTCGACGGGCTCCATGTCCACGTCCAGCACCGCAAGCACGCAAGGGGGTGAGCCGTGGCCATCCGTACCGTCACCGTCCGGCTCCGCGCCGACATTTCCAGCTACACGCGGGGGATGCGGCAGGCGTCGGACACCACCAGCAAGCTCGCGAACGCGTCGGCGGCGGCCGGGGCCACGATGCTGGCGGGGTTCGCCGTCGCGGCGGCGAGCGCGGCGAAGTTCGACAAGGCGCTCTCCAACGTCCGGGCGGTCACCGGGGCGTCCACGGCGGAGATGGGCAAGCTGAGGGCGGCGGCGCTGGAAGCGGGCAAGACCACCTCGTTCACGGCGACCGAGGCGGCGAACGCCGAGGCGGAACTGGCCCGCGCGGGTGTGTCGACGGCGAACATCATCGGCGGCGCTCTGAAGGGCTCCCTGGCGCTGGCCGCGTCTGGGCAGGTCGACCTCACCGAGGCCGCGGTCGTCAGTGCGCAGGCGATGAACACGTTCGGGCTGGCGGGCAAGGACGTCACCCACATCGCCGACCTCCTCGCCGCCGGCGCGAACAAGTCGGCCGCGGACGTGCACGGGCTCAGCATGTCCCTGCGTATGGGCGGTCTCCTCGCGCACCAGACCGGCCTGTCCATCGAGGACACCGTCGGCACCCTGGCCGCGTTCGCCGACCACGCCCTGATCGGCTCGGACGCTGGTACGTCGCTGAAGGTCATGCTCCAGCGCCTGGTGCCGCAGTCGAAGGAAGCCCAGGGCGCGATGGACGCCATCGGGTTCTCCGCCTACGACTCCGCCGGCGAGTTCGTGGGCCTCTCCGAGCTGGCCGGGCGGATGAAGGAGTCGTTCAGCAAGCTCACCCCCGAGGCCCGCAACAGCGCGATGGCCACGATCTTCGGCGCGGACGCGGTCCGCTCGGCCACGATCATGTACGAGCTGGGCGCCGAGGGCATCGACCGGTACGTCCAGAGCGTCGACGACACCGGGGCCGCTCAGCGCATGGCCGCCGTCCAGACCGACAACCTCATCGGCGACCTGGAGCGCCTGCGCGGCGCCCTGGAGGTCGCTCTCATCGAGGGCGGGTCCGCGGCGAACGGCACCCTGCGGAACATGACCCAGTGGGTCACCGGCGTCGTCAACGCCTACAACAACCTGCCCCCGGAACTCCAGCACGCCGTCACCGGGTTCAGCGGCGTGGCCGGGGCCATTGCCCTGGTGACGGGTGCGGCGCTGCTGATGCTGCCCCGGATCGCCGCGACCCGCGCGGCCCTGGCGGCGATGGGCGTGACCGCGGCGACGGTCCGCTCGGCGATGCTCGGGCTCGGCCGGCTGACGATCGTGGTGGGCGCGCTCACCGCGATCGGTGTCGGGGTCAGCAGCATCGCGAAGCAGTTCGACGCGGCCCCGGCGAACGTCACCAAACTCACGAACGCCCTGGTCGACCTCGGGCAGAAGGGCAAGACGTCCGGCGAGCTCGCCAGAGTCTTCGGGGACGACCTGGACGGCGTGGGCGAGAAGGTCGCACGCATCGCCCACCCGACCACGATCAAGCGCATCAAGGATTTTTTCTCGACGTTCGAGCCGTTCAACGACACCGACCTCGACACCGCGCGCAAGGACATCGAAGCGCTCGACGAGTCCCTCGCCGGGCTGGTGGCCTCCGACAACGCGGACGTCGCTGCCGAGGGCTTCGCGGAGATCGCCCGCGCGGCCGAGGAGGGCGGCACCAGCACGGAGAAGCTCCGCACCCTGCTCCCGAAGTACGGCGAGGCCCTCGTCGGCGCGGACTCCCAGCAGAAGCTCACGGGCGAGTCCCAGACGGCCCTGGGCGAAGCGGCGAACCTGACCGCCGCCGAAATGAAGGACCAGACCACCGAGGCCGAGAAGCTCACGAACGCCCTGGCCGCCCTCAACGGGGTGGCGATCTCCGTCGGCGAGGAGGAAATCAACTTCCGGCAGTCGCTCGCCGACCTGACCAAGGGCGTCAAGGAGAACGGGCACAGCCTCGACGTCACCAAGCAGAAGGGGCGCGAGGTCAAGCAGCTGTTCCTCGACGCGGCGAAGGCCGCAATGGACCACGCGCAGGCGGTCGCCGAGCAGACCAACAGCCAGGAGAACGGCCAGGCCGCCCTGGAGAAGAACATCGCGCTGCTGAAGAAGCAGATGGATGCGGCCGGGTTCTCGAAGGACGCGATCGGCAAGCTCACCGACGCCTACCTCCAGCTGCCCACCATCAAGACCACGAAGATCGACGCCGACACCAAGGCGGCTGTGGCGAACTTGAAGGACGTCCAGTCCAAGGTGCGCTCCACCAAGGGCAAGAGCTTCACGATGAACGCCCTGACGAAGAAGGCCGAGGAGGTCCTGAAGGACCTCGGGTACAAGGTCACCCACATGAAGGGCGGGAAGGTCTCCGTGACCGTCCCGACCGGCACACCGATCGGGCAGGTCGGGGCGATCCAGCGGGCCATCAACGGCATCCAGGGCAAGCCCGTCGGCATCGGGGTGTACCTCAAGGCCACGGCCAGCGACTCGGACGCGAACGGCATCCCGGACATGATCCAGGCCCGCGCGAAGGGCGCCGTGGTCGACTACTACGCGGGCGGCGGCCTGCGGGAGAACCACGTCGCTCAGATCGCCCCTGCCGGGTCCTGGCGGGTGTGGGGCGAGCCGGAGACCGGCGGCGAGGCGTACATCCCCCTGGCCCGCGGGAAGCGCCCGCGGTCCCGGCAGATCGCCGCAGAAACCGTCGGCCGGCTCGGCGGGCGGGTGGAGTGGTACGCCTCCGGCGGCCTCAACGGCTTCACCTACAGCCCGACCGGACAGCCCGTGCTCGGCGGCCCCTCGGACGCCAAGTCCCGGTACGACAAGGAGGTGGCCGACCTCAAGAAGGCGTGGGAGGACCTCACCCGGGCTCTCGCGGACGCGAAGAAGAAGGCCGACGCGGTCAAGGACGCCGAGCGGAACCTGGCGAAGGTCCGGAATTCAAAGCCGACGAAGAAGCAGCTGGAGTCGGCGAAGGACAAGCTCGACGACGCCCGGGCGGCGCAGAAGAAGGCCGACTCGGTCGTCTCCAAGGAGCGCCAGGACGTCTACGCCGCGAACGCCGCCCTGGGCGTGAAGAAGGGATCCGGGGTCCCGGTGGCGTTCAACCTGAACGCCTACGAGAAGCAGCTGAACAGCTCTCTCGCGGCGACGACGAAGTGGCGCACGAGCCTGGCGAAGATCGGGCAGCGCGGCGGGTCGGAGCTGAAGGCGATGCTGGAGAGCATGGGCGAGGAGGGGTACGCGCTCGTCAACTCCCTCGCCGGGGCCTCCAACAAGCAGTTCGCGGACATCGTGAAGAAGCTCCAGGCCACCGGTGAACTGGCCAGGGCGACCCTGGCGGATTTCACGAAGCAGCTGTCCGGGTCGACGAAGGAGTCCCAGCAGTTCGCGAAGGACCTCCAGACCCTGGCCGCGCGCGGGTTCGGGGACCTGGCCCAGGCGCTGGCCGCTCAGGGCGACGCCTCCGCCATGGCCCTGGCCCGGCAGGCGGCCTCCGGCTCGTCGAAGGACGTCGCGGCGGCCGACAAGGCCGTGAAGGCCAACCAGGCGGCGCTCACCGGTGACGACCTCGTCGACTCCCTCGTCCTGCTGTCCACCCTCCGGGGGAAGCAGGGCGCCGGGTACGCGGAGCTCATCGCGGCCGGGCTCGACACGGCCACCATCCGGGCCCTGGTGCCCCGCATGATGGCCCAGATCACCAGCCTGCCCCCGGCGTACAAGGACACCTTCCTCCGGCAGTGGGCCGGGCAGGGCGGGACCGTGGCCATGGCCGCCGGCGGCATCCTTCGCTCTCCCACGGTCATCGCCGGAGAGGCGCGGGTGCCCGAGTCGTACATCCCGATCAACGGGTCCGCCCGGTCGCGCGCCCTGCTCGCGACCACGGCCCGGATGCTCGGCTACGACGCGAGACCCGCCAACCGGTGGGGCACGGCCCCGCGCACCTCACCAGGGGGCCAGCAGATCACCACCCACAACGAGGTCCACCTGCACGGCGCGAAGCAGTCGAGCGCCGAGCAGGCCATGGATGTGGCCCGGCACATGCAGCTCATCGGCTGAGAAGGGCGGGGCGGATGTACACACCGGGCCAGGACCTGGGCGGCCTGCGGGCCGACCTGGGGGACCTCCCGCTCGGCGGCGTCGATGGCTTCGGCGTCGCCTGGTACCTCCAGAAATTGGAGGGCTGGGACTCCTCCGACTCCCGATCCGAGGTGCAGCGCAGGGAGGGGGGCCACGGGGCGTGGTTCACCCCGGTCTACCTCGCCGAGCGGCCGATCACGCTGGAGGGGGTGATCGTCGCCCCGGACCGCACCGTGCTGGAGGAGGCGATGGAGCGGGCCCGGGGCGCCGCAGCGCTGACGGACACCGTGCTGGTGGTGCAGGAATCCGTGTGGAAGCGGGCCGTGGTGCGCCGGTCGGGGCGGCCGATCATCCAGTACCTGACCGACACCACGGCGTCCTACAGCCTGCTGGTGACCGCGGCGGACCCGCGCCGCTACGAGGCGGACGTGCACGCGGAGACGACCGGGCTGCCCATGTCGACGGGGGGCATCAGCCCGCCGCTCACCCCGCCGATCCTGCTGAACGCCACCACGGTGTCCGGGCAGATCACCGCCGTGAACACGGGCACGTTCGCGACGTCCCCGGTGCTGCGGATCGACGGGCCGGTCATCGCACCGTCGGTCTACGCCCAGTACCAGGATTCCTCGGTGCGGCTCCTCGACTACACCGAGACGATCAACGTTGGGGAGTACCTCGTCATCGACGTCGACTCCAAGCAGGCCATCCTCAACGGCACCGCGTCCCGGCGCCGGTTCCTGTCCGCGCAGTGGCCGGTCATCCCCGCCGGCGAAGTGGTCACCTTCCAGTTCTCCGCGGACAGCTACGACCCTGCCGCGCTGCTCACCGTCACTTGGCGGTCGGCATGGCTCTGACGAAAGGAGGCCGCTGATGGTGGCCGTCGACCCCGCATGGATCAACGGAGTGCAGCTCGACGGGGTGGAGCTGCGGCGCGTGCAGGCCATGGGCGTGATGAGCGACGGCACCGCGCTCGGCGCCCGGGGCGGCGTGCTGCCCGGATCCGGGGGGCTGGCGGTGTCGCTGGTCGGGTCGGCCATCACCGTCGGCTCCGGCTCCGCCTGGGTGTACCGGGCCGGTCAGGGCGTCTACGGGGTGTCCCTGAACTCCGGCGGCAGCCACACCCTGAACGCCGCCCACGCCACCCTGCCCCGCATCGACCTGGTGTACCTGCGGGTCTGGGACAACAGCGTGGACGCCTCCGGCCTCAACCAGGCGGACACCGTGTACCTGCCCGGAACAGCGTCCTCGACCCCGTCCGCCCCGACGCCGGCCGGAACCCAGATCTATCTGCCGCTCGCCACGATCAGCGTTCCGGCGTCCGGCGGCGGCTCCCCGAGCGTGAACAACAGCGTCGCCCGGACGGTGGCCCCGGGCGGGATCCTCCCCGACCCGGCGGCGGCCGGCCTGTACGCGGGCCAGTACCGGGACGACGGGACCGGGCTCCAGCGCTACGACGGCAGCGCCTGGGGGTACGTGCAGCCGCTCGGCATCGGCCGCGTGCTGTGGGGCCGCAAGACCGCGAACACCAGCCGGGCGAACACCGCGACCGTGACCGCCGACCCGCACATGGCCCTGTCCGTGGTGCCCGGCACCTACGCCGTCGACGCGTTCGTCATCTACTCCGGGGACGACGCGATGGAGCTGCGCCTGGGCTGGACCGCCCCCGCCGGCACAACCGGGTCATGGTGGCCGGACGCCGCGTCCAACGCCGCGAACTCCCTCACCTACGCCCCGCGGTGGGGAGCCGTCACCGACTTCGGGCCCACCACGCAGCCGGTCGGCGCGGTCGGCACCAGCAACACCCTGGGGTGCCGCATCGTCGGCACCGCGACCGTCACCACCGCCGGAACTCTGGCCCTGGCCTGGGCACAGTCCGTATCCGGGGCCACCGCCACCGTCGTCTACGCCCATTCCCACCTGCGCCTGCAACGGGTCTCCTGATGGAAGACGCCACGCTGCTGGAGAGCATGGCCCGCCCCGTCGGACCCGAGCAGCACCCGGTGGAACTCGCCTGGTTCGGGTGCGACCTGCGCACCGGGCAGATCATCGAGGACCTGCCCGGCCTGCGCCCCACCGGACCGCTGTCCCGCCGCCTGGGCCAGGCGAGTTCCACCACCTTCGAGCTGGACCTGGGCGGGGCGCCGCGCGGCTGGCAGGAGGCCACCGACCAGGGACGCACCCTCCTCGTCGGCGTCGACACCCACACCGACATCCCCGTGTGGGGCGGCGTGGTCCTGACCCGGGACGGCGGCTCGGCGAACACCGTGACGCTGGGGGCCGCGACGACCGAGGCGTACCTGGACCGCCGCTACACCAGCACCCAGGTACTCGTCCAGCAGGACCAGGCCGCGGTCATCACCGCCCTGATGACGGCCCCGCTCAGCCAGGGACCCCCCTACGTCATGGACGCCCCGCCCACCGGGGTCCTCATCGACTTCCAGGTCCTGGACTCCGACGACCGCACCACCCTCTCCGCCGTCCAGGAGATCATGGCGCAGGACGGCGGCCCGGAGTGGACCATCGACATCGAATGGGCGTCGGCTGCTCAGACCGGGTTCGTCCTCCCCGTTCGGGTCCGCAGGGCCATCGGCACCCAGGCGGCCACGCCGGAGGCGGTGTTCGACTTCCCCGGGTGCGTCACCTCCTACACCTTCGCCGAGTCCTACGAAGCCGGGAAGGGCGCGACCGTCACCGTTGCCCGCGGTGAGGGCGAGGGCGACTCCCGGCTCTCCTCCACCTCGAAGATCGCCACCGACGTGGAGGCCGCGGGGTGGCCCCGGTACGTGTACCGGTTCACCCCGGCGTCCGGGATCACCGACCCCGCCCAGCTCGACGCCCACGCCACGAAGGCCCTGGCCCTGATGACCACCGGGGCGAAGGTCTGGACGGTCGAGGCCGCCGCTTCGCAGGCGCCGCGCCTGGGCCGGGACTGGGGGCTGGGCGACACCGTCCGCATCTGCGTCGAGAGCTCTCCCCGCCACCCGGACGGGGCCGAAGTCGTCGCCCGCGCCTGGTCGTGGGAGCTCGACCCGGCCGCCAACCGAGTGCGCCCGATTCTCGTGGAGGAGGACTGAATGCCCACAGCAGGCGACCAGGTGCCCGGCGGCGCCACCGACTTCGACCGGCGTCTCAAATCCCTGGAGCGGGAGGTACGGGAGCTGCGAGCCGCCCGCCGGTTGCAGAACGCCTCCGTCGGCTCCGGCGGGCTGCGGATCGTGGACGGCGGCCGGTTCTCCATGGAGACCCCCGAGGGCCGGCGCATGGTCGACATCGGGGCGATCTCCTCCAGCGACTACGACCACGCCGACGGGACCAAGCAACAGGCCATTTTCCTGCGCCGCGAGGACGGCAGCCTGTTGTTCGGGTGCTTCGCCTACCCGCTCGGCGGAGGCAGCGAGAACCAGGCATGGACGTTCTACGACCAGAACCGCAACACGATCCTGGCCGAGGACACCGGCAGCGGAACCGGCCTGGCCCGCCCGTGGCTGCCGATGAACACCCCGACGTCCATGGACAGCACCCAGTGGCCCCGCACCGCCGCCGCCTCCTTCACCACGATCGCCACCGCCTGGAACACGAAATGGCAGCCCCGGCTGCGGGTGTACGGGCTGACAGCGGCGGTGGGCGGCGGCACCGGCGAGGTGCAGCTGCTCCTCAACGGATCGGCGTGGGGCCCGGTCTACTCGGCGGGCGCAACGATCGACAACACCGACACCATCCCTGACGTCGACATCGGCGGCCAGTTCCAGCTGGAGGTCCAGGCCCGGCGGCTGACCGGAGCCGGAACCATCGCCGCTCAGATCCTCATGATGTACAGCCGACAGACCTAGGAGACCCCCTGTGGGAGCCACCCCGGACACCAGCCGGATCGCCTACCGGCTCAGCCAGAACGACGGCACCAACCCGCCCATCGACCTCACCGTCAGCTTCGAGGCGACACCTCGAAACTACGTCGCGGTCGACGCCGGCGCCGAGGTCGCGATGCGCGCCCTGATCACGTTCCTGGAGGCCCGCTACCCGCTGGGCCCGGTCGGCACCGAGCGGGTCTACGAGACCCGCCGGGTAGAGGCGGACTGGCACACGCAGCCGATGCCGGAGCCGCCCGAGGACCCGCCGGCCCCGACGCTGCCCCCGATCCAGCCCCCGGCTCTCGGCGACTGACCCACCCCTGAACCCGCCCCGCCCCGCGCCGTCTGGCCCGGGGCTTCTGCATGTCTGGAGGACCCTATGGCCAGAGGAATAGCCGAACACCCGCTCGGCAGGCTCCTCGACAAAACCACCTTCAACACAGCGACCGGATGCTGGGAGTGGACGGCGAGCCGGACGTCTGGCGGATACGGCGCCTTCCGTATCCCGGGCGTGAGCAGCGCCCACCGCGCGATGTACCTGTTCCTCGTCGGTCCCGTCCCCGACGGCCTGCACCTGGACCACCTGTGCCGGGTGCGCCACTGCGTGAACCCCGACCACCTTGAGCCGGTGACGCAGGCCGAGAACAACCGTCGTGCTGCTGCGTTCGTGACGCACTGCCCGCAGGGCCACGCCTATTCCGAGGCCAACACCCACCTGCGGAAACGAGGGTCGCGCGACTGCCGCGTCTGCAACCGCGACCGAGCCAACCTCCGATACCGCTCCAGAAAGGTGACGTCAGCATGAAATTGGTGACCAGAGCCGCGCTCGGCTGGCCGGTGTCGGCCGCCCCGTCGCAGTCGAGCGCGAAGGGCGTGAAGGTTCACTACGAGGGCACGGCGGTGAGCACGAAGCTGCTCACCGACCACGGCGCCTGCCTGGACGAATGGAAGAACATCCGCCGCAGCCACCTCGCGAACACCGCCGAGAACTACAGCGACGTCGCGTACAACTACGCGGCCTGCCCGCACGGCTACCTGCTGGAGGGACGCGGGCTGCGGCGCCGCACGGGGGCGAACGGCAACCAGGCCCTGAACCAGCAGCACTACGCGATCCTCGGGCTGGTCGGCAGCAGCGGCCTCACCGAGCCGCCGGACGCCATGCTGTCCGCGATCCGCGACGGCATCGACCTGCTCCGGAAGAACGGGGCCGGGCCGGAGATCAAGGGGCACCGCGACGGCTACGCCACCGCCTGCCCCGGCGGCCCGCTGTACGCCTGGGTGAAGAAGGGCGCGCCCCGGCCGGACGACGACGGCGAGGAGAAGCCCGCGGCTGGCGGGGCGAAGAAGCCCGTCGTCGACCTGTCCCGCCTCGTGGCCGCCGCACGGACGGACCCGCCGCGCAAGGGCACCCCCGTCTCCTACTCGGGGGCGAAGGTCGTTGAGCAGGCCCTCGTGAAGGAGGGGCTGCTGGCGAAGGGGCTGACGGACGGGCACTTCGGGTCGGCGACGGTCGCGGCCTACGCCAAGCTCCAGCGCCGGTACGGCTACACGGGCCGGGACGCCGACGGCATCCCCGGCCGCACCACACTCACCCGCCTGGGCAAGGCCCACGGCTTCACCGTGAAGGACTGACCATGATCAGGATCAGCAACGCCGCGAAGGCCGTCACCGCAGCCCTGTCCGCCGGGGCCGCCGCCGCGGTCACCGCCGTGCAGGACCAGGCCGTCACGAGCGGGGAGACTGTGACGATCGTCCTCGCCGTCCTCGGCGCGCTCGGCATCACCTACGCCGTGCCCAACCGGCCGAGGTCGGACGCCTGATGCGGGGCGCGGTGCGCCGGCCGGTGTCGCTGCGCCGCGCCTTCCTCGTCACCATCGGCGCGGGCTGGGCGGGGTACGGCGGTATCGGCATCATCGGCAACCCGAGGTACGGCACGTCCCGGGGGCTGGCGGACATCACCCGGTACGTGCCGCTGAACGCGCTCGGCTGGATGTGGGTGGCGTGCGGGGCGGTCGCCGTGGTGGCCGGTCTCGTCGTCGCGTGCCCGCGGGTCCAGGCGGCGGGGTTCGTGGCGCTCGCCGTCCCGGCCGCCCTGTGGGGTGGCGCGTTCACCGCGTCGGCACTGAGCACGTACCCGCAGGCGGCGGGCAGCGCCTGCGGGTGGGCAGCGTTCGCGATCGGCATCCTGTGGGTGTCGGGGATGGAGGATCCGCTGCCGCCGCATCTGAGAAAGAGGTACCGCTGATGGGTGCTGACGTGGGGGCGCTGGCCGCGGCCGGGGTCGCGCTGGTGGTGGGGTTCCTGACGTGGACGCAGTCCCGCGCCACGAACCGCAGGAGCGACTTCACCGCGATCACGGACCGGCTCGACCGGGAGCTGAAGGAAGAGAAGATCCAGCGCCGGTTGCAGGGCGGGTACCTGCTGGACCTACTGCGGTGGGCCCGGGTGGTCGGTCCCACGACCCCTGCGGGCCCGCCGCCGGAGCCGCCGGCCGAGCTGGACCTGACACCCTGGCACCACTGACCTGGCCCCCGTCGCCTCGCGCGGCGGGGGCCTCTCGTCGTTATGAAGCCGTGACCAAGTCTCGCCTGACATCTTGAACGATCCGCCCCATTACTAAGGGGTGGGGGCGGTGGTCCACGAAGCCAGCGGCCGGAACGGGAGGATTCACCGGTTCGAGTGACACCAGTCTGGATCATCGCCGCATAGCCTGGGCGGAGAACTCCGACTACCCGACCAGTGAAGTGCATCACAGGCACCTGCCCGCAAACCGGACAATCGTGAACCTCGAAGGCATTCAGTGCCACACCGAGGCTTCTCAAGCCTTGGATATCAAGGTGGCCCTCAACTGGCTGGCATGGGGTGCCACTTAACAAACTCACAGAGCGTCAGGCCTATGGCGTAACCTCAACGTCACAAGGCCGCCTTCGATCCGAAGGCGGCCTAGGAACAGCTACTCGCGCGGATCTGCGGTCCGCCGAAGCTCAACATCAAGGAGAGAGCCCTTGAGTTCCACCATCGACACTAGCGTGTCTACCCCGGATGACAACAGTGCGGGGTCTAGTCCATTCGATCGAATCATGCAGCTCGACCACTACGGCGAGGAGCGCTGGTCCGCCCGCGACCTCCAGCAGCTCGCCGGGTACAGCAAGTGGCAGGAGTTCGAGAAGGTGATCGCCAAGGCCAAACTGGCGATCCACAACAGTGGCATGGAACCTCTTGATCACTTTACGGGCGCCCGTAAAGTGATCAGCGGGGGCCGGTGGGGCCGCCAGGAGGTTGACGACTACCGCCTGACGCGCTTCGGCGCCTACCAGGTGGCGCTGAACGGAGACTCCTCGAAGCCGCAAATCGCCGCGGCTAAGACGTACTTCGCCTTCAAGACGAGGGAAGCCGAACTCGCCACCACCGCCCCCGCCGTACCAGACACCCCGGAGGCGCACCTCGCCCTCGCCCAGAACTACCTCGCCGCTGCGACCGAGCTCGTAGCCACCAAGAAGGAGTTGGAGATCGCAGCCCCGAAGGCCGGCAAGTGGGACGCCTTCCTAAACGCCGAGGGGCTCTGCGGGATGACCGAGCTCGCGGACCTACTGCGCACGAACGTCAGGGCACTCACCGGCTGGCTCGTCGACGAGGACATCTTCCGGAAGCAGACGTCGCGGCACGGCGGCGGCCGCAATATGCCACGCAAGTCGTACCAGGACGCTGGGCAGTTCGTCGTCAAGCAGGAGACGAAGAACGGCTTCAACTTCCCGACTGCCTACGCCACTGCCCGCGGGATCGACCTCGTCGTCGATCTGTGGGATCAGCGCCCCGCAGCTTAATGGCCTCAGGGCCCCCACTGCCCGTCACTGGGCGGTGGGGGCCTCTCGTCATGCCCAGGGTCAGTGGGTGGCGTCGAGGGCCTTCTGGTAGATGTCGCGGAGCCTGCCGCCGACCTCGCACCGGCCGATGCGACTGCATCCGGCGCAGTCCGTGGTGTGGAGCAGGTAGTCCCGGTAGGCCACCTCGTGGGCCTGCTCGACGACGGGGACCAGGCCGCGCTGCTCGCGGCACGGGGCGCACGCGTACAGGCCGGCCCCGGGGCCGGAGTTCTGCTCGACGATGTCGACCATGACGGCGGTGCCGGATGGACCTTTGTGCCAGTGGCACCAGCCGAACGGTGCGGGGGCTGCGATGTTCGATGGTGTGGTCATGGCTGGACCGTAGGAGCGACCCTGCGGGGCGGTCCCGGTGATTGCGCGAGATTGCTCGACCCCGGCCGGGTGTTGGGCCGGATTGCTCAGGAAGGGGCCACCAGGTGCCGGGCGCGGGCGATGATGCGGTGCGCCCTCGCACCGTAGGCCGCCGACTCGTTCAGCCCGTCCCACGTCCGCCCGTACAGGGCCAGGTCGTCAGCGGAGTCGAACGACAACTCGGTGTTGATCGTCTCGACGACCACCCGGGACTCGTCGAAGATCCAGAACCCGTGCTTCGGGGTTAGACGCATCGGGGCCCCGAGCGGCACGATCCCGAACTCGACGGTGCTCATCCCGATCAGCCCGACGAGCCGGTCCAGCTGCCCGGCCATCACCTCCCGGGGGCACACCAGGGCATGCAGGGCCCCCTCCCACACCAGGACCCGGAACAGCTTCCCCGCCGCGTACAGCACCTCCTGCCGCCGCATCCGCGAGGCCACGGCGGCCTCGGTGTCCCGGGGCGTCTGGAACAACTCGGCGCGCGCCATCAGCAGGTGCCGGGCGTAGTCCGGGGTCTGGAACAGGCCCGGGATCACCGTCGCCTCGTAGCCCCGCAGAACGGTGGTCTGCTGGTACTCGACGACGTACCGGTCCTGCACCGGTGCGTGGCCCGCCGCGAGCTGCTTACGCCAGTGCCGTTGCCGGGACTCCAGCACCCGCAGCCGGCCGAGCAGGTCCGCGGCGACTTCCGGGCGCCCGCACGCTGCCGCCCACGCCTGGAGGTCTTCGGGGGTGGCGGTCTGCCGCCCGTTCTGGAGCCGGGACACCTTCGACGCCTGCCAGCCCAGCAGCTGGGCGAAGGCCCGGCCGTTGAGCCCGGCCCCGGTACGCAGCTCGTTCAGCCGCGCACCGAGGGCTTCCCGCCCGCTCTGGAAGTCGGTGCTCACACCGAGGAACGTACCTGCGCCCACACCGCGGCGGACGGGGTGGCGAGCGGCCAGGCGGTGTCCCGGGCCCGGCATGCGGCCAGGACCGCCGACGGGTCTTCGGTGACCTCGATGCCGACCGTGGTGTCCGTCTCGTCGATGTGGAACCGGGCGACGAGGCGGGAGTCGAACAGCCAGAAGTCGTAGTCGGGCAGGTCCACGGACTGGGCGACGACGCGGCTGAGTACCCGGATGTCCTCGCCGGCGGCCACGTTGCTCGACGCGGACGCCATGAGGAACCGCTGCCCGTCCGTGGGCGGGTCGTCAACGATCCGGACACGGGAGAAGCGGGCACCCTGTGCGGCCTTCTCCCGCACGTTCGTGTTCCACGGGCTGTCCGGCGCCGGCTGCGGGTCGATGCCGCGCATGAACGCCTTGAACCGTTCCCCGGCCCGGTCTGTGGCGTACCCGCGGCGGGTCTCCAGGCGGAACGCCGTGTGCTCGAACTCGGCGAACAGGTGGGTGATCTCCTCGAAGGGGACCAGCGGCACGTCTACTCCTTGGGGGCGAAGCGGGTCAGGAGCTCACGGGGAATGACGACGAACGTCTCGTGTTCGCCGACGTCGCGGAGCTGCGCGAGATCCTCGGGGGTGGTGAGCCGGTCGCCCTGGACGACGATGTCGCCGGTCTCGACGACCTCGTACAGGGTGGGGCAGTTGCCGTCCTCGGAGGTGGTGCCGATGAACTTGAGCGTCAC